GATGGAGATTCGTGTAAAATCCGATAATCAGTGCTACTAACATCCGGCCTTAACTCCCTTTTACCGGATGTTTGTCCATAAGACGCTATAAGCGTCGGGGCGACACCTCCTAATTCGTGGCCTGTCCGCCTGTGTTATAGATTTTTACTCATGGGATTTATGACATTCAAGGCGGACTATTTTATGGTGAATATGATTAACTACATCCAACTCCCAGACGAAATAGATGGCTATAAACACTATCTATTCTTAGACACTACAGACCATAAATCCGAGATATTATTTACCGAAAATCGCTTGAACGTGCTATATGGTGACGAATATAATGTACCTGGTGGACGTTTTATTATCGTCTATTGCAGCGTATTGATAAGCGATATTCGACAGTTTAAGAAGCTAACACCAAAGTTAATAAAACTGCTCGATAAAAACGATATTGTAAACTATCGTGAAGTGTGTAAGACGTTGAATTTGATTGATGTGGAATTATGAGAAAAGGCGCGAAAATCCATTATCGTAAGCGTAGACCTTCAATGCCTTTGTGGTTTGAATACTTTGAATCGTGTGCTTTATGCAGGAATCGAAATAACTGTAATTCTTGTAAAGCAGCTAAAGCGGAGTGTAAAGCCGCTGGTAGTAAGGATATGAAGTTAGCTCGATTGAAGGATAAACGGAGTATGCTCAATGGGAATATGAGTGAGTATGATATAGTCCAGTAGCCCAATGGTAAGGCATCCGGCTTTGACCCGGATTAATATGGTTCGATTCCATACTGGACTGCCAACTGCCATCCGTACAGGCAGTAGGCCACAATGTACGGGAAAAGCCCTTCTGTTTTCGTAAGCATGCTACGTGTTTGGTAACGGAAGGGCGAATAAATCTTTAGGAGTATAACATGACCAAAGGAAAATCACCACAACACTATCTAAGTCATGATGCTCTCGAAAACTTTGAGTTTATGTGGGAACCTGTTTATGTTGGCAGATATGACATGCCTAAAATGGAACCCTGCCACATAGAGATAACCGAGAACGATAAGTTTTTGAGATTTTGTGATTGGAGAGGTGTACCAGACCCAGAGAATTATATTGCTCATTTCTTCTATGACGATTACAAGTTTATATAGGCTTGGCGTAGTCCAGAGAAATATATCGATAGGCTTAAAAGATTTAAGTATGTTGTGGCACCGGGATTTAGTCTTTACAACGATTGCCCTAAACCAGTCCAGATAATACAGATATATCGAAAACAATGGCTGGGCGCTTATTACCAAAGTTTAGGTATAAAAGTTATTCCTTGTGTGTATTGGGGCGATAAATCAACATACCGATTTTGCTTTGAAGGCGTTCCCAAACATAGCGTCATATGTATTACTTCAGTCGGTTCAATGAGGCACCCAAGATATAACGGTAGATTTGAAAATATTTTTTTAGATGGATTCAATTATATGATGAAGAAATTGCAACCCACAAATATATTGTTATACGGCCCTATGCGAAAAGATATTGAAGATTGTAATATTATAACGAAGCTTCCAACATATTACGATGTACGTAGACCTTATTTAGACAAACTAAAGGAGGCAAAATACCATCATGACGGCGTGGAGCAGTAATAAAGGTACTCGCGGATTAAGCAAGTCTAAAAATAAACAGCAGCAAAACGTGAAAAATACTGTATACGATGATACTTGTCGGAATTATTATATTACAATTAAAGAAAACAGCAAGACCCGAAAAGAATTTTTTTCTGGAACCATATGGCAATTAAAAGAATATGAAATGAATTTTTACGAATCAAAAGGGCTTGATTATAAAGGTTATTTACGACAATCGCGATACTCCTTTGTGCCATATGAAGCACATGACTATCGTGGCATCTATTGGCGAGACATGAAAGACATAATTACGGAGGGCAAATCTGAAGAAGACCGTAAAGGCGCATTAAAAGCCTACCAAGCACAAAAAAAGGAATTTATAGAAAAGCGATATAAAAAAAGATGACGTGTGCATTTGTTATATAGGGTGGTGGTGTTACGACAGCGTGGGAAAGCAATAAAGGTACTCGCGCCATGGGTGGCCTAAAAAAGAGCGACAAAGATGAAGTCGCTTTTACCATAGGCGAAGGCCGCGAAAGAGAGGATATAACCAATGAGACCGTGGATAGGTTGAGAGAGGAACACGAGATAATTGATAGAGTATTGGGTAAAAAAATAGATAAGAACGATAAATATACATTCGAAAATACAAACATAGAAGGATATATAGAGAAATATTCATTTGCTGGAATTAAGAATGAATTGAAAATGTATAAGACTGGCGATGGCGATGATTATACAACGATAGCACTTGTTTATAGGGATGGTTCACATGTTTATTTGGAATTTGGTGATTTTGACAAAATAAAATTTACTGGGTTAGTTGGTGCTTATATAAGCGATGGATATAGGCAGGCAATTGGTGGACGCGGATTAAAAATAGTAAATTATGGCGAATCGTATCGAGGGTTTAATTTGGACTGGGGTAGTGATTGGCGTGTGGATTTCGCTGATGACCCCAAGGCTAAAATATACCGAGAAAAAGTCCCCCAATTTGAATCTGCTATAGAAAAACGCATACAAAAACAAGCTCAAAAAGCCACTAAGAAAACCACGAAAAAGAAGAAATAACCCAATGCCGCTATAGCTCAACAGGCCAGAGCAATCGCCTTGTAAGCGATAGGTTTTCGGTTCAAATCCGAATAGTGGCTTACCCAATCAACAAAGCAGGTGATAAATTGCCGAAAGAATACGAATTTCTCACACCTGAAAAGGCATGGGAACAGTTGCAAGAGTATAGGTCAAGCTATTACAGAGCTAACATAGCGGCCTATAGCGGTGACAGAAATGAGCTTAGTTCTACATCCAACAACGGAATGTTCTGGGCGAGAAATGGCAAATGCAGGGTACATGTACCTGTTGCGGCTGATATAGCGTCTACCAGTGCCGACTTGCTCTTTAGTGAAGAACCTAATTTCACTACAAAGGACATCAACACAGAGGAATCCGAGAACGACCAGCAGAAACGTCTTGACGAACTGCTCTATAAGAATAACGTCTTTGGTAAACTCAATGAGGCCGCTGAAAGTTGCGCGGCAGTCGGTGACGTGTATCTCAAACTGAACTACTCGAAAGATGAATTGGATTATCCTATCCTGTCAGTGGTTCAGGGCGATAGTGCATGGCCTGAATTTCTGTTAGGTACATTGAGGGGCATCCACTTCTTTAGCGTGATAAATCGTGACCTACAGACAGGTAAAGTCACTCGTATGTATGAGCTATATCAACCCGGTAAAATCACTATGGCTGTATACAGTGGCGATGAAACGTCATTAGGTATGGACACAGGCGAAATCGGTAAATATGGCTATCAGCGAGAGAATAAGACGCCTGTTGAGGACATGTTGGCTGTACACATCCCAAACATGTTGCCTAATAGACACTGTAGGGACGAGTACAAAGGTCGTAGTGACTTTGATGGATTGCGTGACATGATGGATGAGTTAGATGAGACATATAGCAGTTGGCTTAGAGATATTAGGCTTGCTAAAGCTCGTCTGATTGTCCCTGCGGAGTACCTGCGCCGTAAACCGTCAGATGTCATGGACGCTTCTCTGTTGCAGACGGGTAAGTATGAGTTTGATGAGGATGTCGAAACCCTTGTTGCGCTTGATATTGACCCTGATAAGGGACAGATGACCATTACACCGTCACAGTTTGCGATAAGGTCAGCAGAGCATTTGACGACATGTAACGATATACTCCGTAATATCTATGCTACAGCGGGCTATTCTCCACAGTCTTTTGGTTTGGATATAAACGGTCTTGCTCAATCTGGTACTGCCCTTCATATCCGAGAGAAAAAGTCCTATAACACCCGTGGTAAAAAGCAAACCTACTGGAAGTCTCCGTTGGAATCCATTGTCACAGCTATGGTACACCTTGACAGTGTACTCTATCCCGATAAGGGTAGTGATACCGATGATGAGGTAAAGGTCAAGTTTGCTGATAGCATGGCTAACGATATAACTACCATGGCGAGTGCTGTACAGATGCTCAATGCCGCGAATAGTGCGAGTATCGAAACCAGAGTGACCATGATGCACCCGGATTGGACTAAGAAACAGGTCAATGAAGAAACTAAACGTCTTAGAGTGTCTGAATGGCTGTTGTATCTCAATAGTGGCGTCATTGACCGGGAACAGTTTAAGGTTCTTGCGCTGGATGATGAGGTGCTGGATATTCTCGATAAGGTTCAGGAAGAAGAACCCGAAGAAGAACAGATTAGCATAGGCGAAGCCGCTGGTCAGGCGCAGCAGAATGGCAA